GCTGAGGTTCTCGCGGACCCTGCGGTACAGAAGAGCCTCGACGCGGTAGACCCGCAGTATCGCCTTGCATGGGCATGGCGCATGACGTGGCTATCGAAGCAGCATAAGCATCAAACATTACCCGCTGGCGACTGGTGGTCTATCTGGCTAATGCTGGCAGGCCGTGGAGCTGGTAAGACGCGCACAGCAGCCGAGCAGATAGCATGGTGGGCCTACACTGAGCCAGAGACCCGTTGGCTTGTTGCAGCCCCTACAAGCGCCGACGTGAAGGCTACCTGCTTTGAGGGTGACTCTGGCTTACTTAACATAATCCCTAAGGCTTTGGTAGCCGACTATAACAAGCAGTACCATGAGCTGCGCTTATACAACGGTAGCCTGATTAAGGGTATACCCGCATCCGAGCCTGATCGTTTCAGGGGGCCACAGTTCCATGGTGGTTGGTGCGACGAACTGGCTGCATGGGACTACATCCAAGATGCGTGGGACCAGATCCAGTTCGGTATGCGACTAGGTAAGCGCACCCGCATGATATGCACAACGACGCCTAGGCCAAAAGACTTGATTGTAGAGCTAATAGGCCGCGAGGGTGACGACGTGGTACTGACGACCGCCTCAACCTACACTAACCTAGATAACCTGTCCGAGAACTTCCGTAAGCAGATCCTCCAGTACGAGGGCACAACCCTTGGGCGGCAGGAGATCTATGCTGAGATCATCGATCCCGAGGAGGGTGGCATTGTCAAGCGCGACATGTTCAAGCTCTGGCCTGCTGGTAAGGAGTTTCCTAAGTTTGAGTACATCCTCCAAAGCTACGACGTTGCGACCAGCGAGAAGGTCCAGAACGATCCGACCGCATGCATTACCTTTGGAGTATTCAAGCCGACCGATGCGCCCATGAGCGTGATGGTCATCGACTGCTGGCAGGAAAGGATGCAGTACCCTGACTTGCGCCCCAAGGTGATTGAGGAGTATGAGACCGTCTTTGGTGAGGGCAAGGACCGCAAGCGCGTTGACCTGCTCCTGATTGAGGACAAGTCGGCTGGCATATCCCTGATCCAAGACTTGCAACGTGCTCATTTACCAGTGCGCGCGTATAACCCGGGACGGGCTGACAAGGTGCAGCGACTGAACATTGTGTCCAACATCATTGCCCGAGGCCGCGTCTGGGTGCCAGAGAGCGACAAGCGCAAGGGTTACGTTAAGGACTGGGCTGAGGGGTTCGTGTCCCAGATATGCAGCTTCCCTGAAACAACCCATGACGATCTGGTGGACGCTTGCACCCAAGCACTGCGCTATCTGCGTGACGCTGGCTGGCTGGAGATTGACCCACCACCCAAGGATGATTGGGACGAGGACGACTACGCAGACACTGGCCGAGTAAGACGAGTTAACCCATATGCGATCTAACGGGATAGACTTGACAAGCAGTTACGATTATGATTGAGGGAAAGTGAAAGGAACGACCATGGCTGAGGGTAGCACATCACAAATTCGAGCACTAGATCCTACGATCCGCGAGCGGCTATCTTCTAAGCTTCAGCAGGGTATTGAAGGCCTTGGCACTGACCGCTACACAGCGCGCCAGCATGCGCAGACGTTCATGGGTGGCGACAGCAGCCAGCTTCCCTTAGGGATTGGTGCAGCCGACTTCGTGCCGTTCCTTGGAACGACCATGGCGGTTGAGGAGGGCGTACATGGTTTGGGTGATGCATACGACGCAGCCAAGCGCGGTGACCCGATAGACGCAATAGCAAGTACGGTCGGAGCTGCGGCAGGATTAATCCCCGGCGGATACAGCACTGTCAAAGCGGCCAAGTCCGCGCTGAAGAAGATTAAGGCAATGGAGCTACCGAAGCTAAATCTAATCGGAAGCGAATCGGTTCCTAAGAAGCAGTCTCTCAAAGAGTGGGCCATGGCTGGTGGTGGCGTACCTAAGAGCCACAACGATAGATCAGACGTCTGGCACAAGCGGGTACAGAAGTACGCTGCTGGTGGTGAGGTGTTCAACACAACCCCTGACATGAGCGACGGCGGTGAGATCATTCAGGACCAATCGTTTAACAAAGGTGGTGCGGTCAAGAGTATTGTTAAAAACGTCCTCACGGATTTAATTAAGCCAGCGTCCAAGACTATTGAAGCGCCGACCATTATCATCCCTAGCAAACTCAGCAAGGTAAAAGAGGCGGTTCGTAAAAGCAAAGGCGAGTATGGCGCGAAACGTGTAGAACGTGCGTCTGACGAAATACCTAATCTTGAAAAATTGTATCAAGAAGAAGCGTTAAAAAAAGCCTTTGCAGGCGACAACGCTAAAGCTTTGATGACTATGAATCCAAAAGACTTTGAGAATTATGCTACTCCATTAAAGGGTACTGACATTCCTTTTGGTTATCTTGGTGCTGGCCCAATGACTTTTGACGATTACATAAAACATTTAAACACTGTAGGTGGATTTGATGATGTACCTTATTTAGGCTTAGGTTCTGCGCGAGACAGCAGTGATTGGCTTGCCAATGAGAAATTGTTGGGCATCAAGTCACATGAAGGGCGACATCGCAGTCGAGCCTTGGCTGACCGAGGTGAGGATACAAGCCTTGTTCAACTAATGCCGAATTACGATATAGCTAGTGACTTGCCTAGAAGAACCCAAGAAGAATTCATAGGGTCCTTAAAAGATGAACTCAAACGTAATCCAAATGTTGTACCTCAACAAGCGTATTCTGACCGTTTGGAAAATAAAATCCGTAAGCCACTAAGCCTACCTGACATTTATGCCAAAGGTGGTGCGGTTAAGAAAGCCACGCAAGGTGTATTAGAAAAGCTTTTTGATATTCCGCGTATGGGCATCAACGTGCGTACCGATAAAAAAGCTGACTTGCCATTCGCCGATTTAATTGTTGACGGCAGTAAGCTATACGAATCGCGCGAGTCAGACTCTCTGCGGCCTTACGTTAATAAGAGTATGTCAATTGTTCGAACTGGTAGTGGTCCCGCAAAGGCAATTGGTTCAGTAATGATTGAAGAGCCAATGTTGGTTGATGCTAAAAAATTTAGAGAGCTTCAAGAAAAGCATTTAGTTCCTGAAGGATCTGCGTTTGACATTGACCCTAACGGTCAAAAATATTTATACCCTTTGAGCAGCCCTCGTCGATACGATCAAGAGTTTGACGTAGGCCACGGCATAAAAGCGCGTAAGGTAATCGTGCCGGATCAAGATATGGCTAAGGGCGGTGAAGTCCATATGGATAGAGGTGGGGCTGCAAAGAAAGTAACTAAGAATGTTTTAGAAACTGGCGTCAAAGGTATAAAGAGGTTATTAGGCGCGGTCGATGAAGTACCAGCAGGGGTTGAGCCAATCATTGTGAGGACTCCAGAAGAGCGAGCCGTGATTGAGAAGTTTGGCCAGAAGAAAGAACAAGAAGCTATCCGTCAAAAGAAGGTTGAGAAGGCTGCTAAGTCTGAAGAGCCTCAGCGGGAAGTAAAGAGTAAAGGGCCGCGTGCCAAAGTGGAGGCAGACACCTATCGTAAGATGGCAGAAGAGTTTGGTGATGAGGCTGTTCTTAAAGCTGCTCGTGCAGGTGAGCACCTCAAGCCTACGTCAAGTGGTTACGTTGGAGCGCCCCGCACTGTCACTAGTGGCCAAGGATTAGGCGCTATGCGTCGAGCTATGGACAAGGACTTTGCCGACTCGGTCGAGGCTGTACGCCTTGCCGACCCTGAGCGCCTTGGCACTTGGTATGATCGGGCCAAGCAGGGTATTGCCGAGAGCACTGAGCCGTATCAACTGCCAAGAACATTAGAGCAGCACGGCGTTTACTCAGCAGGCGTAAGTCCTGAGTCAGAGCTTGGCTTCTCACTAAAGCATTTGAACAGTCGCGTTGCAGGTGAGCCAGAGATGGCCTATCGTGGTGCAGGTATGCGTAACCTTGATAAAGCCGTGGAAGGTGATCGCATAGCAAACATGGGATTTAAGATTGGCGAGTACGCAAACAAGAACGATCCGCGTCTACCGAATGAAGGACTGTTTGGCGTAAACGATTTCCGTCGTGCGCAGGGAATGGGCTTTACTGATCCGCAGGGTAATCCTTGGAAGGCTGGCGTGTCTGAGACTATGCATCCCTTCATGGACGCCGAGACCGCGCTGCAAGTTGATCGAGCTAATACGGCAGGTACTGGCGGCAGATCCGACTGGGCTGGTCCGCACATTCAAGAGGTACCATGGGTCTACGGTAAGGCGCAGGACTTGTACGGTCGAGGTAAGAAAGGCCGCTACGCAGGCGACGAGTTGGAAGGTATCAAGTCTTCATTGCAGGACGCTAACAACACCGCCCGCGACTACATGTACAAGCACGCCGCATCGGCAACGCATGAAGCAATACCGGGCGCTTCTTTAGGCCACGTTCGCCAAGCACTAGACATGAGCCCAGAAGAGAAGCTGGCCTATAGTCGTGAAGGGCGTTTTGATATGCCATCACCAGAGGCTGGTATGGGTGACTTCCCTGAAGTGGGCGCAGGTAATCGTGATGCAATCTATAGTGCGCTAGGATACAGACAGCTTCCATCGCGTGAAGCTAGTGGCCTATATAGAAACAAGTTAGGGGAGGTTGAGACTAACCCAATGACCATTGCTCGACCGCTCATGGACTTTCCTACTGGCGGTGGCGGTGGCAGAATGGCTGACAATTCCAGCAAAATGATGGATACTGCGGAGCAGTTCCGCGCTTTAATGGACGCGCAAGAAGCTGGAGCTTATAACCTACCTAACAGCATGGCAAGCGTGAAAGGTAAGAACTCGATGGTGTTTGACACTAGAGGGCGCAACCCTGACAAACTAAACGACCCAAGCGCAGGCGTCCTTCCGACGTCCGAGCAGTTGGCCAAGATGGCTGACGTGTTAGGTGATTACGGATTTGGCGTGACGGCTACTAATCGTGGAGCTGTGGCTTTCCCGTATGAATCGTCCATGGACCCTAAGGCCGCATCGGCAGCTCTGCGTAAGACTAGCAAAGACATAGAAGATATTTACCCGTCCTCGCAAGAGAAGGCAATCACTAGCACAGGTTATGTCCCCGGCGTTGGTAAGCGTAGCCCAGAAGGTCCACTGTCAACCGCGCCGTTTAGCGGTGAAGCAACCAGCGACATGCTCAAGGCCTTTGCTGAAATGAGCCCTAATGTTTCTAAGAACCTCAGCGAGTCCGAAGCCGTACGAGCAGCTATCCGTGCTAAAGCTTTACGGGATTCAAAGATGGGTGGAACGCGCGGCGACATCCAAGAGACCCGCAGATTCTTTAGCGAGACTGATTGGCCAAGAGCGGTCGAGATGATCCGACAGGGCATGAGTCCCGCCGCTGCACTTGCTGCACTTGGCTACAGCGCCAGCTCAATGGCAGGTGACAAGCGATGATTAGAGCAGACCACGCGCCTTTGCGTAGTACCGCGCCCCTGCATCCATTTGCTTTAAGCGAGCAAGGTGCTCTTCGGAAGGCTGAAACCGATTCGGTTTTGACTCTTCAACTCGAGCAACCAGCTCTTCCATTAACTCCGCGCACTCATCAAAGTAACTGCCCGGCTCAACACTCTTTAAAAACTCAATGGCTTGATCAAACTTATCCATTTGCATCCTCCTACGGTGTAATGTGAAGTTAAATCATAGCATAAGGAAAATAATATGGCAACAGAATTTCCAATAGACCCAGAATTCAACCGTTTTATTGATGGGCAGCCGCAGGATCAGGCAGAAGAAGTGCCTGAAGAAATGCCTGACATGGACGACTCTGAGTTAGAAGAGTTGCCTGATGGCTCGGTTGTTGTGACTTTGGATACCAAAGGTCCGATGGAGGACGAAGACTTCTATGACAACCTTGCAGATACTGACCACATTAAAGCGCTTGACCTTGACGGCCTAGCATTACGCTACATTGAACTGATTGAGAAAGATAAGAGCGCCCGTAAGCAGCGCGATAAACAGTACGAGGAAGGTATTAAGCGTACTGGTATGGGCAATGACGCCCCCGGCGGGGCTAACTTCAACGGTGCATCCAAGGTAGTTCACCCTGTAATGGCCGAGGCCTGCATTGACTTTGCCTCTCGCGCCATTAAAGAGATGTTCCCACCAGACGGCCCAACCAAAACAAAGATACTTGGTGACGTAACAGAAGACAAGACGGCCATTGCCGAGCGTAAGAGCTCTTTCATGAACTGGCAATTGACTGAGCAGATAGAAGAATTCCGCGACGAGCAAGAACAAATGCTGACGCAGCTACCACTTGGCGGCTCGCAGTACATGAAGCTTTGGTATGACGAGAAAAAACGCCGACCCTGTGCGCAGTTCTTGGCTATCGACAATGCACTTTTGCCATATTCAGCAGGCAACTTCTACACAGCCCAGCGCTTTACAGAGGTTGATGACATATCCGACTTTGAATACAAGCAGCGCGTAGACTCTGGCCTGTACCGCGAAACATCAATGACCCGCGCAACCATGGACCCAGAGATGACTGGGGCGCAGAAAGCCACAAACAAGGTTGAGGGTAAGTCCGAGAACGACAACGACGACGGTTTGCGTCGTGTATACCACGTTTATACATGGCTTGAGCTAGATGATGACCCTGTTACTAAGGGTGATATGGCTCCCTACATCCTCATGATTGACGATTTATCCACCGATATCATTGGCCTATACCGAAATTGGGAAGAGGGCGACGAAACAATGACCAAGTTGGATTGGATTATTGAGTTTAAGTTCATTCCTTGGCGTGGTGCATATGCAGTTGGCTTGCCACAGCTCATTGGAGGCCTTTCCGCTGCCCTTACAGGCGCTTTACGCGCTCTCCTAGACTCAGCCCACATCAATAACGCTGCGACGCTCCTGAAGCTCAAGGGGGGCAAGATTTCTGGCCAGTCGCAAGAGGTTGAAGTCACCCAAGTTGTAGAGATAGAAGGAGCTCCCGGCGTTGATGACGTGCGTAAGATTGCTATGGCCATGCCATTTAACCCACCATCGCCAGTTCTGTTTGAACTTTTAGGATGGTTGACTAATGCAGCCAAGGGTGTAGTGACTACGGCAGAGGAAAAGATTGCCGATGTTAACAGTAATACCCCAGTTGGCACGA